TAGGAAAAGGTAAAGGAAGAAGAATGTTTATACATGTTAAAAGCGCATTGAAAGGTAAAATATTATCTAATAATAGAAAGAAACATTTTAAAATACGTTCAATCTTTAAGAATCACGGTAGAGTGTTATATAAAAAAGTAATAAAAGATGTTTCGGAAAATTTATCTTTTAAGTTTGAAATAATTTTAGTCAAAAGTATAGGAAGAGAAAATCTTTGTAACTTGACAGATGGTGGTGAAAATCCGCCACATGGTTTTGGCGAAGAAAATTCAAATTATGGAAATTGCTGGAGCGAAAAACAGAAAGAAAATTTGAGAAAGAAAATGTTGGGTAGATATGATGGCAAAGATAATCCTAATTATGGAAATAGAATGCGCATAAGTAAAAAGGTAAATATGAAAATTAAGAAATCAAAAATAATTGTTCAGTTTGATTTAGATGGAAAAGAAATTAAAAAATATTTAGGTTCTGGTTATGCTGCAAGAATTACTGGAACAAACCGAGGTTCAATAACAGCTTGTGCTTGTGGGTATAATATAACAGCTGGTGGATTTCTTTGGAGGTATTGTGAAAATTAAAAACATAAAAAAGGTTAGAGGGATACAAGCGAGAGAAGATAGTATTCCGGATATCGATTGCGATTTTGAATCTGCTGGAAGAGATTGGGTGAAAGCTTATATAGAAAAAGTGTATGGAAAAGAAAATGTTTGTTCGTTAGCTACTTATGGCAGATTGCAATTAAGAGCAGCGATAAAAGATATTGGAAGAATTTCTGGCGGAGCAAGTTTTGAGTATTTAAACAGTGTAACTGGAAAAATATATGGACAAGAGTGGAGCGATTTGGTTGAAGGTATAGCAAAGTATGATGAAGTGAAAAATTTTGTTAGTGAATTTCCTGATGTTATGAAAATTGTTGGTAGATGTATGGGACAAGTAAGACATTCTAGTATCCATCCAGCTGGTGTTATAGTATCTCCTGCAACGAGAATAAATTCAAAAGGAAAAGAAGTAAAAGCTACGTTGGATGATTTTATACCTATAAAATATCAAAAGGCAAAAGATTCAAATGGAAAAGAAATAAAAGTCAGACTGACTGAATGGGAAGGAAAATTTGTTGAACGTGCTGGCTTATTAAAATTAGATATACTTGGTATTAAACAGCTTGATATATTTAAACAAATTTTATTTTTGATAAAGCAAAGGCACGATATTGATATTGATTTTGCTGAAATAAATTTAGAAGATGATAAAGTTTTTAAAAGATTTAGAGTTGGTGATACAGAAGGAGTTTTTCAATTTAAGTCTAAGACACAAAAAGAATATCAAAAGTTATTGCAACCAACTGAGTTTGAACATTTGATAGCAGCAAATTCTCTTATACGACCGGGAGCGATGTTGATGAATGCTCACAGAGATTATGTTGCTATAAAGAATGGAGACAAAGAACCAGAGTTTGATAAAGGTCTTGAAAAAGCAACAAAAAATACTTATGGACTTTATATTTATCAAGAACAAATTATGCAAGCTATGCATCTCGGTGGTTTATCTTTGGCAGAAGCTGATGTCGTTAGGACGGTTATCAAACATTTTGACAAAGAAAAGATGATGACCTTTAAAGAAAAGTTTGTAGCCGGAATGATAAAGATACATAAATATAAAAAGAAAGACGCTGAGTATGTTTGGAAAAAGATGGAAGCATTTTCTGGATACGGATTTAACAGGTGTATCTCGGGCGATAGTATTATTTATAGATTTACTGGAAATCAATTTTTAAAAAAGGAATTAACTGTTGAAGATTTTTATTATTTGATACATAATGGAGAAGGCGAAGATTTTATAAATAAAAAATTTAAAAGACAGCGACATTGCGGCTACATAAGAATATATGATGAGGAAACAAATACTGTAAGGTTTGGTAAGGTTAAGAATGTATATAAAAATGGTATAAAGAGAGTTTACAATATTACTCTTGCTAATGGTATGTTTATTAAAGCAACGTTGAATCACAGATTTTTGCGAAGTGATAAAAAATACGTAGTTCTTGATGAATTACAAATAGGTGATAAGCTTGTTGTGAACGGAAAAAAGATAAAAACAAAAATAAAATTAGGCGAAGGACGTGGTTGGACTTCAAATTATGTTGGACGTGTTTCTAATTTAGGAAAACCTTATAAAGACTTAAGAACAAGAAAGTTTAGAGCAGCAAAATTAATTGCAAAGAAAAGGTCAAACGGTTTTTGTGAAAATTGTGGAAATGGTATTTTATCTTCATTAAAGCATAATGCAGAGTATCACCACAAAAATGGAAAACATAATGATAACAGACCTTCTAATGTTATTTATGTTTGTAACTCTTGCCATAAAAAATTGGATTATGAAATAGGAAAAAGAGACGGAGAGAGATTTACAGGATTTTACGCAAAAATTTCAAAAATTATTTCTATAGAATATGTTGGAAAAGAAATGACATACGATATTGAAATGTTGAACGAACCACATAATTTTATTGCGAATGGTTTTGTAAGCCATAATAGCCATTCCTGTTCTTATGCTATGTTAGGTTATTGGTGTAATTGGTTGAAGGTTTATTATCCAGAAGAATTTTGGTGTGTGAATATTGATTATACAGATGATGAAGAAAGGACTGGAATTGTAAATAGAATCTTAAGCGCTTATGAGAATATAGAAATTGTTTATCCTAATATTAATGTAAGTGATGTAAGATTTAAATTATTGAAAAGTGGTGCAATAGTTTGGGGATTATCTCATATAAAAGGTGTTGGCGCAAAAGCAGCATTGGAAATTGTGAAAGCAAGAGAAGGAAAAGGTTTTAAAGATATTGAAGATTTTATGAAAAGGATAGCAAAAAATATTGTAAACAAAAGAGTAGTTCAGGCTTTGATATTGGCTGGAGCGTTTGATACTATGTATGGTGTTACAAAAGATGATGTGGAAAGAAGGCAAGAAATTATTGAAGATTATTTTAAAATTAGAAAAGAAAAAGAGAAACCTGAAAAACAAGACAAAGATTTCTTTGAAGAAATATTTAAGAATTTATTGCAAATAAATATCTTTGATTGGGAAAAGATGGTTGCAAAGAAAAATTTTAGTGATTATGTTAATCACCAAGATTTTTCTGGTTTGGTTTCTGATGGTTCAACTGTCACAATAGCAGGTATGGTTGTAAAGTATAGAGATTACTTACCAAAAACAAAAACAGAAGAGTCGGAGAAGATGGGTTTCATAACTTTGAGACAAGGTGATGAAGAAATTGATGTTGTTCTTTGGAGTGACTTTTGGTCAGAACATAAACAAAAATTAAAATTAGATTCAAAGGTTGCTTTAAGAGGACAAAAGAAATTTGATAACTTTAGGCAAAAAGATGTTCTCTACACTTGTAAAGTATCAAAAATGTGGGCTTTGCATAGTTAAATTATTTTGTAATTAAGACGTTATATATAATAACTTTAAGAAAGGATTGAATATGGCAACAAGTTTGCGTAAGAATCAAAAACAATTGATTGTTTTAGAAGGAGTAGATGGAGTGGGCAAAACAACATTTGCTCGTTTGCTTGCTTTAGAATTGGGTTTGGAATATGACAATGCACCTTCAAACAGTTTTCCGTTTCTTAGACAGTTAGGAAAGAAAAAAGAAGTTCAACATTTTGAAAGTTGGACAAACAAAGAAGGAACATTTGTCAGTTCATTTTGGTCAAGACAAATGGCTCACGCTCTTTCACACAATTTGAGTTATGATGAATTTCGTTTTAGAACATTAAATGATAACAATTTTAAAGGAAAAGTTTTTGACCGTTGGTGGTATTCAAATTATGCTTACGGAAAAGCTTTTCACGCAGAGCATAGTTATGAATTTGATTTTGGTTTATTAATGGATATTGAACAAAGAGCCAACAAACCATTAGAACCGGATATTTTTATTTTGGTTACTTCAAAAAATTCTCCTGTTGAAGAAGATAAGACGGAAACATTTGAAGTGAAGAAAATGAAAAAAATCGTTGCGCAAAACTTTTTAGATATGTATAATTCTGTAAAAGGTTTTGAAGAAGCAAAAGGTGATATGCCTGTTCCAAAGACAGCTTGTATACATTTCGATACTGATTTTAATAAGAGCATAAAACAAAATTTTGCTGATTTGCTTTTGCAAGTAAAAGAAAACATCTGAGGAAAATATGAAAGAAGAAAAGAACAAAATAGTTTTAATGGGAAAGACGTTTAAGATTCCGTCATATGATATACAAGAAATTGATTTAGGAGAATTAACAGAAGTAAAAGCAAGTAAGTCATTTCAGATGGCAGAGGATTTGCCAACACAGTTAGAAATGATGGGAATCGTTGTAGCAAAAGCTAATCGTCTTGCGAAGAAGGCGCAAACTGAATACGATATTTGGAAAGCAACAAAGGATAAAGAACTGCGTTTGAAGTTTGAAAACAAAAATTCTATTAGAAGAAAAGTTGCTAAAGCGAAAGGAGATAAAAAAGTAGAAGAAATAAAAGTAACGGAAAGTATGTTACACAATGAAATTCGTTCTGACCCAGAATATTTTATAATGAAAAAGAAAGTCTATCGGGCAGAAGAAAATTATGCTATTATGAATGCAACATATTGGGCACTTCAAAAGAAGTCTGAAGTGGTTTTAGAGTTTTTGAGACAGAGTCAGAACCAAAATAAATTAACTAATCAACGTATTAAAGGTAAAGGAGAAGAGTGATGAGTAACCTGTATGATAAATTTGGTAAGCCTTCAAAAGAGAAAATGAAGGAAAAGGCAAAGCAATTAGAGAAAGGTTCTGGATTGCCTACTCTGAAGTATAAGGCAGATTCAAAAACTATTGTTAGGATTTTGCCACCAAAGAAAGGTTTTGATGAATTTTATTTAGATTCATCTTTGCATTGGTCGTTAGGAACAGAAAGCAATCAAGTTCGCACTTGCCGAAAAGTTATGAACAAAGATTGCCCGTTTTGTAATTTAGTTGATGAGTTGAAAGAAGCCTTGCAAGAAAAAGATTTTGGAAAAGATGAAAAGAAAAAAGAAGATAAGTGGAAAAATAAAATACAAAATATTCAGGCAAACCGCAGAACAGTTTGTTATGGATATGATGTGGATAATATGGATGCTGGAATACAAATGATTGTATTGCCAAAGTCTGTTTTGACAGATATTCTTGATGCAGTGGATGATGATAATGCAGATGTTACTGACCCAAGAGAAGGTTGTCCTGTTCGTATAAAGAGAACTGGTTCAGGAAAACTCGATACAAAATACAAAGCAAAGGTCTTGGATGAACCGCTGAAAGTTCCAAAAGAATTTCTCTTGAAATTATTGCAGTTGAAACCTTTAGTCATTGATAAGACTATCAATGAAGATAAAGATGATGAATTGCTTGAAGATACCAGAGAAAACTTCAACGAAATTCTTCCTGAGAAGAAAAAGAAGAAAAAGCGTGAAGATGACGACGATGAGGATGACGACGAGGAAGAAGAAGACGAAGACGAGGACGAAGACGAGGACGAAGACGAGCCAAAGAAAAAGTCCAAAAAGTCTGACGACGATGAGGATGACGACGAGGAAGAAGACGAGGACGAGGAAGACGATGAAGAAGAAGAGGAAGACGACGACGAACCAAAGAAGAAAAAGAAACATAAAAAAGATGACGATGAAGATGATGAAGACGAGGACGAGTAATTAACTGATAATTAAATTTAACGTAGTGTCGGTTGCCTTTTGAATGCAGGACTGGGTTGATAACGGAAACTCCTACTGGAAATGTGTGACAGAAAGGATTTATAATCGGCACTACGTTTATTATAAAGGAATATATGAAAGAGAAATATTCTATAGAAAAATTGGTAGAGAAAGCAAAAAAGAAGTTTGGTAAAGATGCTTCTACCTTTGATGATTTGGAAGATATAAATGATATAAAAGGTTGGATATCTACTGGTATACCTGAGTTGAATTTATTGTTACAAACACAGGGAATACCACCAGGAATTACAGAGATGGCTGGCAATCCACAAAGTGGGAAGACTACTTCTTCTTTGCATTTTGTGAGAGAAGTTCAAGCAAAAGGTGGATTGCCGATAGTTATTTCTACAGAACGCAGAGATAGCAAAATTTATGCACAAACTTTGGGAGTGAAGACCGACCAAGCATTAATTTTTAAAGCAAAAAATATTGAAGCAATCTTTGCCAAGATTGAAGATGCAGTTGGTTATATGAGACAGCTTGACAAACATATACCAATAGCAATTATAGTCGATAGTCTTGGTGGAACTCCGGCAAAAGCAGAATTGACTTCAGATGCTGACCAAGAATTTATGGCAGTTGCTGCTAAAGTTATCAAAAAGGGATTGCGAAGAGTTACACAGTTGCTTGATGAATACAACGCAATTCTTTGGATGAACAATCAAACGTATGACAAGGTTGGAAGATTTTTTGGAAAGAAAAGTGTAGCATACGGCGGTAAAGGTATGCAATTTCATTCACAGATAAGAATGGAAATAGTTAGGATTGGAAATATAACTATTGATAAAGTAAAGATAGGACAAACGAGCAAAATAGATTTATTGAAATGTGATTTCAGTGCTCCTTTGAGAAGTTGTTTAGTTGATATTTTATTTGGTTATGGAATGATTCCAAGCCAAGATATGTTGAAACTTGGGTTAGAGTTTGGCATCTTGGATGAATACAAGAAAAAAGGTTACCAAGTAATAAAAATTCCAAAATACAAATGGAAATCAAAAGCAAAATATTATCGTATGTGTATGGAAGATACGACATTTCGTATGGTGTTGAAGAATATGTTTTTAATGAAAGTAAATAATATTGTAAAGAATATGCGCACAAGGCAGAAATTTATAGCGGAAAAGAATCAGTGATGAAAGAGACTTATCAGTTAGCAAAAAAGCAGATTGAAGGACATTTGTCAAGGCTTCATTATTCAGATGATGGAACTTTTACTTATTGTCATTTGATTATGAATATAGAAAGAAATTGGCGAAAAGTCAAAGGAAATGTTCTTTGCAGAAAGTGTTTGAAAGAAGAAGTAAGAAGATTGGAAAAAGAATTTTTGAATTGGGAAAACGTTGAATAATTTATTATTTTCAGACATACATCTAAAGGATGACCGTCTTGAAGACCAAGCAAAGATTTTTGATTTTATAGTTTATAAAGCTATTGAATTGAAAGTAAAGAGAGTGTATTTTCTTGGTGATGGCTTTCACGAACGAAAGAATATTACGGTTGCTTGTTTGAATTTGTTTCGTAAGTTTGTTTTGAAATTGAACAAACACGGAATTTCATTTTATGCTATCAGTGGAAATCACGATAAGCCGTTTGACGATGCTAAGATAAGTGCGTTGGATGTATTTGGAAATATAAATAATATGAACAAGGTAGTGACAAATGGTTTTCTTGTTGAAGAAAATATTTTGTTGCTTCCGTTTGCACCGGCAAAAGATTTGAAAAGAAGTTTGAAAAATATAGCAAAAAATTATGAAGGAATCAAATACATATTTACACATACTGGTATCAAAGGAGTCAAATTAAACAAAGGTTACATTTCAAAAACAAAATTAAGGTTTTCAGATTTTACGGTCTTTAAGAAATTGAAGAAAGTGTTTCTTGGTGATTATCACGACAGAATAGAAAAAGGTAGGTTCATCTGGATTGGTTCTGCTATGCAGTTGAAACAAGGAGAGATAGAAAATAAATATATTTATATTTTTGATAATACCAGCGATTACAATTTAAGAAGTATTGAAACAGAGTTTCCAAAGTTTTTGACTTATGAAATAGAAGCAAACAAAGAAGGAATAGAAAGAGCATTTCATATAGTGAAAAGAAGAGTTGATTGTTTTGTGAGAATTATTTTTTACGGTGATAGAACAGAAATATTAGGTGTTCCTAAAAAAGATTTATATGCTGAAAGCAAATGCAGATTTTTAGATGTTAATTTTGAAATAAATAATGAAGGAGAACTGACAGAAGAGTTAGAAATAAAAGATGATATCTTGAAGATGTTTAAGCTATATTCAAAGCAAGAAAAGATGCATAAGAAAGTGCGAAAGATTGGTATAAAAACTTTGGAGAAATTATTATGAAAACTGTAAAGTTAACAGAAATACAATTAAACAATTTTATGAGCCATAAAAGCACAAGATTGTCTTTAGACTTTGATGGTAGCAAATTGTTGATAGGCATTAATGAAGACAATCCTAAGATGTCAAACGGAACGGGCAAGACCACAATAGCAGAGGCAATAGTATTTTGTTTGACTGGTAGAACATTAAAAGGATTAAAAGGTGATGATATTATAATGGAAGGAAAGGATTTTTGTCAAGTCGGTTTGAATTTTAAAATAATAGAAGGCGATAAAAAAAGAAACGGTTACATTTTGGCTGGTAGAAATCCTAACAAGGTTGTATTTTTTGATGGAATCAAAAAAGTAAAGGCACATTCAATACCAGAGATGTATAAAAAGATTCAAGAATTTTTTGGTTTTGATTATGAGATACTGACAAAGTTTTTCATTGTTGGAGAACAGGAATCATTCAAGTTTAGTTTTTTGGGTTCAGAAGATTCTGAGCAAAAGAAATTGCTCACGAAAATGACAAATTCTGAAATAGTTGACAAAGCTTTTTTGGAAATAAAATGTAACATTGCTGGTTTGAAAGAAATGATACAAAAGGGTAAAACGGTAAAACATTTATTGAAAGAAAGTGTTGAAGGATATGAAGACAATATCAATATTCTAAAAAAGAAAATGAAGGCTTTGAGTTTTGAAGATATGGAGTTAGAAGATTTGTTGAAAGAGAAAAGAATATTAAACAAGAAATCTGATGCAGAAAAACGAATAAGAAACAAACATAAACGACAATTAAAAGATTTTGAAGAACATTGCGAATATAAAGTTGATATATATGTTGGCAAGAAAGAAGATATAGTAGAAAAGATTAAACAATGTGAAAAAGAAATTAGTGGTTT